TTGTATACAGTAATTAAAAGATTTGGTGGTAACAAAGTTCAAGAACTGACAGATAAAAAATTTGTGCAATTACTTAGAAATTCCTTTGAAGACTTGGTTGATAGAACAACACCTGTTTTAGTAGATGATTTAGCTTTAGCTTACGCGGAACAAATTAAAAGGATTAAATTAAAAGGTGATGTTACTAACGCTTTGGAAATGAAATTCATGAGAAAAGACATATCTAAAATTACAATCCATAATAAACCCCAGAAGAAGGTGAAGATGGCACCTGAATCGCATTTGCAGACAGACGGTGATGGGCATTTGAAAGCGGGGCAACCCGTGTCAGCACAACCTAAATTCATCACTCACTTGATGGGGACAATTATAACAGTACTTGAAAAAAACATAAGACGAGATTTTAAGAAACACGTTTTGTTAGGTTATGGCTACTCCAAGAGACGACTTAGCGAAGAAATAGTAGTGAGATTGCGAGGACTAAAAGAGCATGTGTGTTTTGAATCTGACATAACTGAAATGGACAGTGTTAGAAATACTTTGATTAACGAAGGACTAATGAACTATATATATGAGAAGTATTGCGTGGATGAGAAATTATATGTATGGATGCAAAGCTGTAACGAACATTGGTCAGGTGACGCTGATTCGGTGAGAATTGCGGTTAAAGGTATGTTTCAAAGTGGACGTGCAGACACGCTTTTTTCTAATTCATTGGTAAACTTGGTTTTATGTAACATGGCTTTCGACATCAGAGAACCTAAATTAATAATGTCTCAAGGCGATGACTTTGTTTGTATCGCAGAAGATGTATTTATCGAAATGCCATTTAAATTTTTTAAATGTGGAAAAGTGGATCTGCCAGAATTCACAAGTGACATAATAACGCAAGACGGTATTTTCCCTTCAATAATCAAGAAAGCAGGTAAATTAATTAATAGAGAATTCAAAAGCTTGGAAGATTATTATTCATATAAAGTTGCAGTAAGAGATTGGTTTGCAGGATATTATAGTATAGAAGATTATCATAAGATAATCGCGCTCAATAGCTTTAAATACAAACTACCTTTTTCAGAAATACAATATTGTTTAGATTTCATGTTGACGTTTGCAAACACTTCTACTTTTGACCCAGAACCGATTTACATTAACGCGTTTTTCAAAAGAAAAAGAATAGAATACAAATGGCACAGTGACATACAAAGTATACAAAATACGACAATGATGGTGTGAAGTAATTTAGATAATAAATAATAACAATGCACTAAGTGTAATGGATTTTTCAAAGTTAACTAAATACCTGGAGCTGCCACGCTTCAGGCATAGAGTTTGGGA